CATCGTATTTTTTCTTAAATGTCATTGATTTCAATCCAGGAATTATTCCGAGATTTATAATCCAAGTAATATCGCCATTAATTATATTGATTAAATTATTATCTTCTGCAGATAATTCAGCATTTGCTTCTAAAAAATTATTAGATGCAACAAGTGAATTAAGCCTAATATTCATTGATTTTGTGACAGTTTCTGCTAATTTCAATGAAAATTTCTTATCCACCCTGTCAAAATAACTTATGACAAGCTCATTTCCAATATATTTAAACATTCTTCTGGAATATGAAAACTTATCTTTTGGATCAATAGCTAATGGATTTTTAGCTGTTTCAGTTCCCCAGTTTCTCCAGCCTTTGAAACTAATAGCTGTTATTATTCCATTTTTATTAAGGAAGTTAGCCTGTGTTTCCCTGTCCAGTATTATCTCTTCAAAATTTCCCTGAGAATTTTTATATAATAATGAATCCATTTTATACTTGTAATTAGATGGCGACTGTGATGGAATACCATCACTTTCTTTATCAACCGACATTGACAATGCTGAATAATGTAAAGACTGATAATATCTTTTCCCAGCAAGTCCAATCATTCCGTATAAAATTAACTGATCCTTATCCAATATATTTTTACTGTCCTTCCATTCAGGAATTTCATCATATCTTTTGTCAATCGGTGCGTTTATTAATGCCATGGATTCAAACATTCCACCATTAATATTAGTTGCTTTTGTAGCCATAACTGCAGCAACATCTGATTCATGAGAAAAATCAGGAACATCTATGAATGCCGGAAGTTCTGAAAATTTCAGGAATATATCATTAATCAGTTCAAGTCCTGTTCTCTTCATAGTGTTAGTATTATATCCACCTATTGCCTCTGTTTTAGTAACAGCTGACAAATCTGCTTCTTCATACTCAATATCTATCTTTGTCCCAGTCGAAGGCTTAGTGTATATTTCAAGTCCTTCTTCCGTCCAAATAGTCAAGGCATCAGCTATAGGCTGTGATGTAGTATTTTCTTTAACAACAAGGGTATCAGTCATAATTTTGTGATTTTTAACTAATACTTTTCCGCCTTTCACTTCCAGTCCCTGCTCAGTTTTCTTAAATGTTTTATGCTTTGCTGGATCAAATATGTTTACAACATAAAGCGGTGCAACCGCATATAACTCAAAAAATACTTTTATTCCTTGAGATATTGAAAAATCTAAATCATAAGTATCTCCAAAATATTCAATAGCTTCTCTGTAATTAGCAAGTCTCACAAGTTCATTTATTTTTCTTTTTTCCTTCTTCACCTTATGAACTGGAGCCGTTCCAACTATAAAATGTCCATAGTCAAGCATTACAGGTAAATTTATATCAGATGCAACTTCTGTCTGATATGTTCCATGTTTATAGGGCATTATTCACTCCCTCCTTTTATTTCTTCTTTTAATTCCTGTGATATTTTTTCAAGGAATAATTCATTTTTTTCATATCCTGCTAATTCTTCAATATTTATCAACAATTTATCCAGCAATGGATATTTTTTCTTTAATTCTTCTATTTTATCTCCGTAATATACATTGCCTTTAGTAAATCCGAATTCAGGCAAATCTATGTTTCTTCCGAGATAAATATATTTTGTTTCCTCTTTTATTGCTCCGTTCATTGTCTCACTCATTACTTCCTCCTTATTTCACTATTCTTCTAAACATTTCTATTTTTGATGTTATTGGCTCTGCATAAACAGAAAAAGTTATTCTTGAATAAAAATACGGCTCTGAAGCATCACTATAAAAAGTGACTTTAAATTCTTTTGTCTGATCAACAGCAAAGCTTCCATCTTTAGTATTCTCTTCAAGCATTTTTTCTCTAATATAGTCTCCAACAGCCAGATTATTTATATAATCCTCTTCCTTTTCTTCCTTAGTTCCAATCCAGATTTCAAAATCTGCGAAACTGTTATAGTCATTGAAATTTTCTCTTTCCTGAGAAAACTCTACGGCTCTTAAAATTACAAAAGGGAAGTAGTCATTTGTTTTTTTCCCGTTTTCCCGGTCTTCAAAATTATTGGAAGGAAGAAAACCACGATATACTTTAAAGCCTTTGTTTTTCATATTTTCTTCTTCCATAATTTTTTTCAGGAAGTCATATAAATGCTGTTCAGTGTGCTGTATCATTTAATAAGCCTCCCAATTTCATGTTCAAATCTCATGTTAAATTTCTCTTCTGTAAATCCTTGCAAGTAGTCCAGTATGCTCATTTCTCCCAACATCTGCGGAGCTGATGGCCCCATTTTACGTTCAATAGGTAATCTTTTTTTTCCTTTTCTTTCAAACGCTCCTAATCGTCCATCATTATAAGCTATAAAAGCGTTTGGTAAGGATTTCATTCCACCTTTTTTAACAGATGCACTTACCATTTTTTTCTTTTTTAATCTTGTTTTAGGACTTAATTTGAAATGATCTAGTCCAATTACCTTTCCACTAGAATATATCTTTCCAGTTAAATTCCCGGAACTTGCTTTATATTCCGTAATGCTTTCAGCTAATTTTCCTCTAGCTATTGTATACATGGAAGTAGACCTTCTTAACTGTTCCGTCTTAGTCATAGCCAAGCTTCGATTAATAGCTCTTGCTATTGCACCAGGTAACTGATTAGGCATTGTTTCAAGAACATTTTCTATCTGTCTTAGATTACTTTCATCAAGTTTTATGTTTAGCATCTATATTTCCTCATTTCTGGCTAAGTCAATCTCATACATTCCCATATCATACTTACTTGCCACAACTTCATATTTAATCCCGTCCAGTTTTAATGTTTCTCCAGTGTGGGGCTGTAGTTTCAGATACGGATTTCCAATAAACAATGTAAATCCGTTCTGATAAACTCCATCTTCCTGTGTTATGAGCCCGTTCTTCTGCTTATTTTGAAATTTTTCTTCATCAATGACACATATTACCTTTCTTCCGTTTAACACATGTTCTGTGCCAAATTCTGAGGCATTTAGAAATATATTCTGAATATCATTATCAACTACTTCTTTAAATCCCATAACATCACCTACTATTTTTTATTTCTTTTATTAGTTTTTGTTGGCTCTTCGACATTTTCTGTTGTTTCTTCATCAGTTTCAGAAGATACTACTTCTTCTGTTTTGTCTGTTTTATCTTCTTCTCCAGTAGTGTCTTCATTATCTTCATTATTTTCAGTCACTTCGACATTGCTAGTTTCTGTATCAGTTATTTCAGCTATAAGCTCCCTTTCAAGGCAGTTTTCAGCCACACTTTTTTCTATAATATCTACTTCCTGTCCTTCAGTGTAGGCTATCCCACCATATACTAACGATTTCAATACTTTATATGTCATATAGATTCACCTACTTCACTTTCAGCACTTTTAAAGATTTAGTATTAAGAGGAATTAAAACTGGTTTAGAAATTGTTCTGATACTTATAGTATCATTTTCTTCATTTTCAAATTTTCTTGGTATTAGTTCTCCTCTTATAAGTCCATCCTTTATTGTACTTTCAGCAGCAAATTTAACTATATTTTCTCTTGGGGCAAGTAATGCTGTATGATCAGGTATCATTTTTTTTGTTTTGATAACTCCATTATCTTCATAATCATAGAATTCCTGATATTCATAAATATCCAATCCCAGACTTGTTAAAGTTCCTATATAGATTACTCCGTTTACATTTTCTGTTTCAGGTTTAACCTGTCCTACATAATAGTTTCTTAAGTTCATTTTTTCTATTACTTTGGCATTGTTCTGAAATAAGTCAGATGCCTTAGGATCTAATATGATTGCATTTGGTCTTGTTCCTCCCATTTCTGTTATACTTCTTAGTGCACCTTTTATATCTTCAATTGGATCTGAGTTAGGTTGATCCCATGTTGTGGCAACATTAGTATGATGTTCAGTAGGAGAATTGTCATAAAATTCTACCTTATCTGTTATTCCCTCACCTTCAACTGTCAATGTTAAGTTATATAGAACATCTACTGCCATTGATTCCCATCTTCTTTTTATCTGCTCAGTCTGTTCTGTCAAAGTTTCTAACACCAGCTTTCTTTTTTTATCTTCCGGACTTAACGGATTAAATGGATTTTCTCCTGCAAATCTTTCAAACGCAAACTGGTCGGCAGTAAAAGTTTTTTTGGGTGCTATTTTATGAGGTTTATAAACTCTTCCTGTAAATCTGTCCTTTGGCATTTCCTGCCCATTTACATATCTATTTACAAATGGAGCCATATATCTATGACCATTTTTAAATTCAATCTGTATTTCTTCCTTATCTGTTGTTTCCCTATTCCCAAAAAAAGTATCATATAAGAACGTTCTTGGCTTTGGCATATTTTCCACTACCAGGAATAACGCTCTTAAAGTTAAATCTAATATCATTACGCTTTACCTCCTAAATTTCTTAAATATATATTTCTATCTGCACAAAGCTCAACTACTTTGTCCTTTGTCGCACTTCCAAAGTTGACTTTATCAATGTTAAATTCTCCTTCTGTATAGACTACAGTTTTTGTTGCTCCTTTAGCTGCATCTGCATCCTGTACTACTACCCCAAATACTTTTCCTGTATCTGTTATTATTGCTCCTGTCTTGTCTACAATATCTCCTCTTTTAACTTTTCCAGTAGACAATTTCAATTCAACTGTTATAAGTTCTTTATTACCTACTATTAAATGATCTCCTTCTAAAACGTAATCCATTTTCATTACTTTATCCCTCCTTTATTAGCAAATGCTAATATTTTGTCAGCTTCTTCCTTATCTTTTTCAGCCTGAGTTTTTTCCACTCCATTATTTGGCACTGTTCCAAGTGGTGGATTCTGATTTCTATAGTCTTCAATATTTGGAGTTGGTTCAGGAATATTTCCTGTCGGCTCTGACATTTTATTTTTCATTTCATTAGCAAGATCCAATGCAATTTCATTTAAATTTTTAGGTTCTTTAAATTTTGCTCTGCTTATAATCTCACTGTCCACTCCAAAGTTTTCCAGCTCCTCAATCCTATTTCTTTCTTCCGTTTTTCCTGTTTCCTTTGCTTTATTTACAATTTCATCATAAAGGTCAGGATATTTTTCCATAAATTCTTTTTCGTTCACTATAATTTCCTCCTCATTTTTATTATTTACATTACTGTTGTTACCTATTTTAAAATTTTTAAACTTGGTCATATTAAATACCAGTCCATGTGATAAAATTTTATTTCCAATAATTTCCATATCAGTATTTTCTATTATTTCATCAATAAAACCGTATTCTTTAGCCTCATTAGCACTAAACCAGCTTTCCTTATCCATCAATTCAGATAGTTTATTTCTATCTATTCCTGTTTTATCAATATATGTTTCAATTATGCTGTTTTTTACTTTAGATAATGTTTCTGCCATTTTTTCAAAATCTTTTTCTTCTCCCATGGCTATTGTCCAAGGATTATGAATCATGAACAGTGCATTTTTAGGCATCCTTACTACATCACATGCACTTGTTATTATAGTAGCAGCACTTGCAACTATCCCATCAATATTAGCTATAACTCTTGCCTTATGTCTTTTTAGTGCATTTGATATTGCTATTGCGGCAGTTGTCCCCCCTCCGTTTGAACTTATATTCAGAGTTATATTTTCAACATCTAAATTTTCAAGATCCTGAACAAGCCTTTTTGAAGAAATGTCTTCCCAGAAACTGTCCCCTATATCTCCGTATAATGTCAGTTCTGCATTTTTCCCACTGTCATCAGTCTTCAGATTCATTATCTTTAACTTCGATTGTTCCGCCATTCAGTTTCACCCCCTTCTTTTCTAAAATTTTATTTTCTCGGTCAATAATTCTGATATTCTGTTCAAAATCTCCACCGTTAAGTTCTGCAACTTCTTTTGTACGCGTTGATAGTCCGTTATTTATCTTTATTACTGCAGCATTAGCCTCTTTCAGTGGATCTATTTGACCTTGTGAAGGTCCGTTCCAAATTGCATTACTATAAGCTTTTCTTATCAGAATATCTTCATTAAATTTTGGAATATCAATTCTTTTTAAAAAAATTGATTCCCTCAGCCATTCTTCATAAACTATCTGACAGAAATTCCTTGCTATCCATTCCCTTCTTTTCCTGAAATTTTTCCATGCTTCCAGTAAAGCTGCCCGGCTTGAAGAATAATTATTTGTAAAATGCATTACCAAAAGTTCATATGGAACTCCCAGACTACTTCCTATCTGCCGGATTATTGCAGTCATAAAAGGATCAAACTGTGCATTTGGTCTTGCTGGATTTATACTGTTTGCTTTTTCCCCTGGACTAAGTTCCATTACTGCCCCTGAAGTAAGTTCAATATTATTTCCGTTCTTTTCAACCTTTTCACTTTCATCAATATTTCCAAATTCTCCAAGAGTTGCCTGTTCCACTCCTGTTGTTTCAATAAAAATAGTGAACATACTGCTAATAACTGCACTCATTAATTCAGCATTAGTATATCTATCCAGCTGTTTCAAACTTTCCATCACAGGAGATAGAATTGGAACACCTCTTACCTGATTAGGTCTTTCAAGCAAAGCCAGATGTATCATATTTAACTGGCCATATTTTCCATATACTGGAATATATTTATAGTCATTCCCTGTTTCATCATCATTTGGATGTTTATCCAGAACATAATAACCAGCAATTCTTCCATTATTATCAATCTGAACACCGCTTACCACTGTTTTGTCACTACTTTTTTCATTTGGGGTAACAATTCTGTCAGGCTCTATGACTTCCAGTTTTAAATTATAAGGATTACCAGGAGTTTCAAAATAATTTAGATAGATAAAGCATTCTCCGTTTAACATAGTTGTTAAAAATACTAACTCCTGTACCTGGTAAAAATCCATAAGTCCCGTTTTTTCTATCTTGTCATTTGCCCATAAAGCAAATTCCTTTTCTATTCTGTTTTCCAGTGCCTCAATCTCAGTTTCATCTGTTTCCAGAATGTCCACATCAATTGCAGATTTTAACTTCAGTCCTGCTCCGACTATATTAGTCTGCATGGTCTGAAGAGCCCCCCTTGCTAAAGGTGCCCCCATATATAAATCTCTTGACCTTTCAACCAGTTTGTCCTTGTATTCATATATATCTGTCTTCGGTCCACCTAAACTGGTAAGCCAACCTTTAAAAGCTTTTTTCCTGCTGCTTGCCCCGTGTTCTCCATAACCTCTGTTTAATATTTTATTTCTT